GAAGAAGGATTTTCGGATAAAATACGTGGAATAGCAAAGGCGGCGGCCACGGGTGTAAAGCAAGCCGCTCAACAGGGTATAAATCTTGATACCGGTAAGCTTGTAAAGGGAATGACGAAATCTTATAAGGGTGAACAACCGATCGCGGTTCTTAAAAAGGAACTAGCTAATGACCCGAGCATAGAAATAGTTAAAATTAATAAGAAGGGTATTACAAAGCAGCAAGCTAGTGGTAAGAAGGGTTACCTCGGTAGAATTGTCGGCCCAAAAACTGTAACCCTAATTCCGTTTCAGGGTGTCTTATATGATAAAGGTACAAGAGAATATGAAGGTGCTGACGCCGGTACTATAAAGGAAGCTCGAGCGGCGATGGGGCATGGTACCGGGTCTAGAAGTAAAGAGGGAAAATATAACCCTGTTAGTAAGAAGGGGTCGGTGAAGAAACAAATCATTGGTTCTTTAGTTAAGTCTGGTGTTAAGGAGGATTCCGCAAGGGACGTAACTGAGTATATCAGTAAAAACATGAAAGGTTTTCTCAAGTATATAACAGAGGCGCGCCCAAATATTCCGGAGTTTACATATAAAGGAAAGCCTGAACTCGGGGTTGTTGATTTACCTGATGAAGAGCAAGAGGAATTTTCTGACTACATGAAAATGGGTCGAGTAAAATTTTTAGAAAGTTTAGATGATGAGGTTATTATAGAGTTGTTAAAGACTTTACAAGAAGCTCAACCGGGGTATGAGATAGAGTTTACAGAAACAAAAGAAAAGAAAGAAGATACACCATCAGACTACGACGAGGGAATGTTTGTAGCAGAAATATTTCGAACAAAAGATGGCTTAAAGCTTGGTGATATATACCGGGAGGGAGATCCAACGGCTATTATAAGAGGTGCAAAGCAACCTAAGAAAGAAAGTAAACCTAAACTGTCTCCGTTTGATGTGACTATAAAAACTTTTAAAGACAAAAATTCACCTATTACCGCGGCTACATTAGCACCTGCGCTAAAGATTAATACAGAAACAATTGTAAAGATTACCGGTAGAGATGAAAGTGTTAAGTTACAAGATGATGAAATTGATAAGCTTAAAGCGGGATTAATTAAGCAAGGGGTCATTAAAGAAGGAACTAATCAAAAAGATCTGCTAAGACAGTTGACTCTGCTTTCCAGTTAATTAATTAACCGAGACTGGACGAGGGAGACTCTTTAAAGTTCTTCCCTATATAGTTGACATCGTTCCAGTATATAATATAATATTAATATGAGCGTTTATACATCGTCAAAACTAATTGAATTAGGCTCTGCAGCATTTCGTCAATGGAGAGCATCACATAGCCACTGTAAATATTTGCATGGATATCAACTTAAAGCTAAATTTACCTTTGGCTGTAAATCATTAGATGATAAAAACTGGTGTGTTGACTTTGGAGGGTTAGATGATCTTAAACAAGCTTTACGAGATCAATTTGATCATACTACTGTAGTTGCAGGTGATGATCCGGAATTAGATACTTTTAAAACGCTTCATGAAAAGAATATTATTCAACTTAGAATTATGGATGGCGGTGTAGGTGTTGAAAGATTTGCAGAATGGGTCTTTAAAACTGCAGATACGTGGATTGATGAAGTTACTGAAGGGAGATGTTTTGTTGTAAACGTTACTGTAACAGAGCATGGGGATAATTGGGCAAGTTATACAAAGCCCTTAACTGAGAATACAACATATGTTGATGAGGAAGGTGGTAAACTATATGTCACACATGAAGAATTCGAAAAAACTTGGAAAGATTGGCAACAACAAAGGGAATCTTCTGCAGATGTGGATCAGGAAGGACCGGTAACAACTACTATACAGCCAAAGGATGATTCATCCAATGAAAATCCAAAAGCAGCTCGTGTAGGTGGTGATGTAGATCGAGACACTAATTTTAGTGATCCCTTTAAAGGCACTTCTTGGGGTAATTAAGTTCCTAATACAGAGCAAATAAAACGAAGTATCTTACTTCTAGCTATTTCTGAGNTCCCGAACTNAAAGGAATATATATCATTATCCGTACATTGTTTATTATTAAACATGTTAAATATTTCTTTATACCCAGATTTATTTACATCAGCTTGATTACAGTCACCAATTACAATATATTTTGTATCTCTTCCAAATCTAGTTAGGATTGTTGTTAGTTCTTTACGAGATAAATTTTGTGCTTCATCAACAATAACTAAAGCTTTGTTAAACGTTAAACCTCTAACAAAGTTAACAGGTATAGCCTCAACAACACCCTTTTGCTTAAGCATACCATATGTACCACGATCAGCAATTTCAGTTATCTTTTCTTCAAGAGGAATTGAATACGGTGAAAACTTATCATCAATTTCACCCGGAAGTGACCCTAAGCTTCTCTCTGCGGATTCTGTAACAGATCTAATGTAAACCAGTCGCTGGAACTTCTCCTCTCTTATTAATTCTAAACCGGCGTATACAGCAATATATGTCTTCATACTACCTGCAGGCCCATCAACAAACCCCATTTTTGTTTTAGGGTTCTTAACACAGTTATAGAACTCGCGATGTTTGGGGTTAAAGTAAAAAGGCCTCTTAATTTTAAAATTAAACAACCAATTATGTTCAAGGGATTCTGTAAGCTCAGTATCAGAAGAGCTTACCCGACGCAGCCGCGCAGATTTAACACTCATGTATTATTATTTAGTTGAATTCACACCAGGTTGTTAATATAATTAAAGAAATGATTGATTGTAATAAAGAAACTCTCCTTGTATCTGATGATAAGGCATTTTATACACTTGAAGGTGAGGGTGAATATGTTGGCATGCCATCGGTGTTTTTTAGACTTTCGATGTGTAACCTAACATGCAAAGGCTTTGCTTCAGAGGACTCACCGCATGGCTGTGACTCATATATCTCTTGGTCTGTAAAAAACAAAATGACATTTAATGAAATATTTAAATATTTTGAAGAGCATAAATTAGTAGACAAATTACGTAACGGAGCTATTCTCAAAATTACCGGTGGTGAGCCTCTAGTCCAGCAAAAGCAGCTTCTTAAGTTTATGACAGCATTTATTAAAAAATATAATTACCACCCTGTAATAGATTTTGAAACCAATGCTACAATTAAACCCGATGAAAGGTGGTTAGATGAATTTTTTGCCTCGTTTACAACTTCACCTAAACTTATATCCAACGGGGATCCCGAAGAGCGTTCATATAAACCGGAAGTGTTAAAATGGCATAGAGAGGTTGGATCCGGCTTTAAGTTTGTTATTACGTCTGATGAAGATATTAACGAGATATGGCGTAAATATGTTGACGATAAAACTGTCCGGGTTCCAAAAAATAGAATATGGTTTATGCCTTGTTCAGGTAGCAGAAAAGAACATATCGAAAACGCACCAGCTGTAGCAGAATATGCAAAAGCTATGGATGTAAATTTTTCACCTAGGTTGCATCTCTTAATCTGGGATATGGCATTAAAGGTATAACCTAATATATATAGTATGAGAATCGCATTTTCAGGGACAGGGAACAGTGGTAAGACCACACTTTTAAAGAGCTTTCTTTTTACGTGGTCAAATTATACGACACCAAAAAAAACGTATAGAAATGTGCTGGAAGAAGAAGGATTACCTCATTCTTCAAAATTAACAACGGCAACACAAGAGTCGATACTTAACTTTATGGTTGATGATGTTCAATCAACAGGCAAAGATGACAATATTGCGTTTGATAGATGTTCATTGGATGCTATCGCTTATTCAATGTGGGCGCATGGTAAAGAAGTAGAAGGCTTTACTAAAGAATTTGTAACTAAGCAAATTAAATTAATGAGAGAGTCTATGAGATCTCTTGATATTGTCTTTTTATGTCGCTTTGATCCTACACAAGCTATCCAAGACGACGGGTTCCGTGATACAGATAAGGATTTTATTGTAGAAGTAGATAATATTTTTTATTCCCTTTACAGACAATATACTGAACACCCGGAAGCTGATATTTTCTTTCCAAAAAGCGACTCTCCGTGTATAATTCTGCTTCCAGATAAGGGTCAAGAAAGAATTGACTTAATAGGTGAGTATATAACACCAGAAGGCAATATGTATGGCGATGATAGCTCTATATTCAATCAACAAAACATCGATCAGTTAGAGGAGTTAGTAAAGCAACAGCAGGGTGCTCATGAATCTGAAGAAAAAGAAAAAGAGCTTAAGAAAAAGTTTGGAATATCTGACGGTGATTATCCCCAAGTAACATTATGAGTCAAATAGGTATTGGTATTATTACGTGTAATAGGCCTGACTTCTTTAAAAAGTGTAGAGAGTCTATTAAAACAGAGTGGTATAATCATATCGTTGTAGTTAATGATGGTAAAGGGCCAATATTTGACGCGCGATCACCGGTAATTGCAACATCCGGAATGGAGGGTGTGGGTCGCGCCAAGAATATGGCCTTTAAGCACCTATTAAAGAAGGGTTGTGATTATATTATTTTGGTAGAAGACGATATGTTGTTTAAAGATAACCTTTTTGAGCAGTATATTAAAGCTCATAAAGCAACAGGTATACACCACTTCATGTTTGCTTATCACGGACCAGCAAATAAAGCAGGAATAAGCAGAGGTAGGCCAGTACCACGTAAGATTATTGATTATAACGACGTTAAAATTGCCTTAAATCAGCATTGCGTTGGAGCTGTTTGTTTTTATACACGGGAATGTTTAGATAAAGTAGGGCTATACGATGAATCGTATACTAATGCATTTGAGCACGTAGATCATAGCTATGAATTAGCTAAATCAAATTTTAGTCCACCGTATTGGTGGTGGGCAGATATTGAAAACAGTTTAGATTATGTGGTAGAGCAAGCATGTTCAGAAGATAACTCCGCCATACGACCAAGATCAGACTGGCAATCAAATATACAGAAGTCTGCTATAAGGTTTTCAGAGAAGCATGGTGTATCACCCGTAGAAGTTGCCGATACACCGGTAGAAGAAGTAATTGCTAAACTTAAAAACATTAAAAATGAAAATAGACCTGTTTTGTCCAAGTAGAGAAAGAATTAATAAGGTATTAACCTTTATTTGCAGCATAGCTACAACCGCTAAAGATATTAATAACATTAATTTTGTTTTAGGTGTTGATGATGATGATCCAAAGCGTGATATTTATTTAAAGATCGCTCAAAATTTTAGCTTTATACAATTAGTGGAATTTCCAGCTAACATGTTTAAGGAAAAAGGTTTATCTGGTCTATGGAATAGAATGGCTGAAGAAACAACTAATAGTATTATTGCTATGGTAGGCGATGATATGAAGTTTGAGACTCCGGATTGGGATGAAAAAATAATTAAGGAGTTTTCCAACAAGCAAGATAATTTTTATCTTATTCATTGCAATGACGGGATGAGAGGATCGGGTAATAAGTACGCCAATGTTGCGCCTTTGGCAGTTAACTCCTTTATACACCGAGACTATGTTGAAACAATTGGTCATTATGTAGAAGAAATCGAAATAAATACATTCCATGATACGTATCTAGATAAATTATTTGAGACTTTAAATCGAAAGATATATTTTCACGACATTGTAATAAGACATTTACATTTTTCAGAATATGGCGGTAAGGATCAAGCATCTATAGATCTTGAAAAACAAAGAGAAGGTGTATGGGACAATAATAACCTCTTCGAAGAAAAATTAATGCCAGAGATCCTAAAAGAGGTAGAAATTATAAAAGCAAAAATTTCGTGATAATATATACTCATTATAGTGATTCTCATAAAGAGCTATATGATAATTACTTTAAATCATCTTTAAGAAAATTATATCCTAAAGATGAAGTATCTATCCGGGCTGCATATCACAAGCAAACCACAGTTGAGGGTAAGTTTATGGAAGCCGGCTGGCTTGAGAGCATGAAATATAAGCTACAAGTTATACTGCAAGCTATAGATGAAAATAAAGACGATTATTTTATTTTTGCTGATACAGATATTATATTTTACCAGCCATTTATTGAAGATTTACTAGAAGAAGTTAAAGGTTATGATATAGCATGCCAAGAAGATTGTAATTCTTTATGCGCGGGGTTCTTTATAGCCCGTGGTAATGATGCTAATAAAAAACTATTTACAGAGATATATAATAACTTTACACAGATGGTAAATGATCAGGTAGCTTTAAACCAATTTAAAGATATGGTTAAGTATAAACTTCTTAATAAGAAAAAATACTATACAATAGGCAATTTCTTTGACAATAATGACGGTACTCATAGGTGGGATGGGGTAAGCAATATAATACCTCCAAAAGAAATGAAAATGCATCATGCTAATTATGTGGTAGGTGTCTCTGATAAAGTCAAATTGATTAATTTAATAAAGAAAAATTATGAAGATTTGGTATGATAAGGGTAAATTAAATTTAAATGAATTTAAATCTGAAAAGTTTTTATTTTTACCTTTATATAGTAAAGAGGTAATAGATGAAAATAATGATTTCGGTAATAATAGTTGGTCAGATGAAATAGAAAGTATTGTTGAATACACATCCATAGAAGATGCTGATTATATAGTTTACCATGATAAATTTAATCAAGATATTATTCACTACTCGCAGTATAACGATAAGCCAATATTAGCTTTCTTTAATGACGATAACTGCAAGCCTATTAGCGATAAGCTACCTAGTAATATATATGTGTTTAGAACATCAATTAATAAATCTAAGCAAAAACAAAACGAATTTGCAATGCCGGCATGGAGTCGTGATTTTAAGATTTCTGGCTCTTCCGCATCATTTCCCTCTAAGCCTGTTGTTAGTTTTTGCGGGGCAATAACAGACCCAGTTAGAGAAAGATGCATTCATCAGTTAAAAAATAACCCTAAATTAGAGACGGATTTTATTATTAGAAGTGCATTTTGGGGAGGTGATCCACATAATCCTACCTTACGACATGAATATATACAAAATATAAAAAATAGTGACATGGTATTATGCTGTCGTGGAGCGGGTAATTTTTCATATAGGCTCTATGAGACATTATCATGTGGTAAAATACCCATTATAGTGGATACGGATATATCATTACCATGCTCGGATAAAGTTAAATGGGATAAATTTATTATTACGACACCGGAAACAATAAACGATGATATTAACAGTTGGTGGGATAGTCATAATACAGATTCGTACACAACTCAGCAGCAATACAGTCGACATGTCTACGATGTCTATCTAAGTCCGTCAGGATTTGCTTATTATCTATCTACCGGTACATTCTTAAAGAGATGAAAATAATAAATCATGATATATTATCTAAAAAAGAATATTGCGACCCTGTAAAAACAGAGCAAAATATTCAAGAGAGTTTGTTTAACCATCTTGAAGACCTACCCGATGATTTTAACTACGTTAATATACCAATAGCTCAAACTATTAATAAGTATGGTGTACCTGCAGCGCAGAGAGCAATTAATGATATTGAAGCAAAATATAAATGTAAAAAGAAATTTGTATGTCAACATATTCTAGTTAATAAGCTTAACTTTTATAATAATACAGTTTTTACACCACATGCAGTTTCTTCAGATGATTGGATATGTATTCCACATTATAATAGTTTCTTTAACAAAGAAGATGCAATCGACTACAGTACACGAAAATATAAAGCTAGTTTTATAGGTAGCTCTTCAACACATAATATTCGTAAAGAGTTATTTGATTTAAACAACGATAAAGATATTATTATCAGAGACACCGGTAATTGGTTTTACGAAAAGGAATCTACAGATAGGGAGAAATATTCAGATAAATTTAAAGAGTTTTTACTTAACAGTAAGCTTAGCTTATGNCCGCAAGGAACTGGCCCGTCAACTATAAGATTATATGAATCAATGGCTGTAGGCAGCATGCCAATTATTTTTAATGATGTAAAAGTTCCATATGGGTTTGAAAAACATATAATTAGGCTTAAGACGGTTAATGAAGTTTATGATATTAACCCCGAGACATATATTGATCAAAGTGAATCACTACATATTGATTACTGGAATAATATATCTAACTATAACGTATACAAAATATTATTAAATTATGTGTAGTATATTAATGACAAATAAAAAGGTGTCTGATGTAGAAGAAACTAACTTCTATTTACAGCGTCGAGGGCCTGATGAAACTACAGTGACAGAAATAGACAACTGGACATTAATCCATAATCTGTTATCAATTACCGGTGATTTTACACCGCAACCATTGTCTAAAAATAATGTACATTTAATATACAATGGTGAGATTTACAATATTCAAAACGAGACAAAAGAATATAAAAGCGATGGTTATTATATTTTAGATGCATACGAACAGCATGGTGATGATTTCCTTAAGCACCTTGATGGTGAATTTGCTGTAGCTTTATTAGACCTTAATAATAATAAGTTAATATTTGGTGGGGATTTATTTTTAACAAAGCCTCTTTATATCGGTAAAGATGGGAGTAATATTTGTATATCATCATATAAATCTGCTATTACGTCACTAGGCTTTGATAAAATAATCCGAGCAGAGCCTAATTCATTTTATATTATTGATTTAAAGACNTTTAAAGCACAAAAAAGACAGACATATGAATGGAATCTAGATCAACACATCGATACATATGAATTNTGGGAAGAAAATTTTTTAAAAGCACTTAAAAAAAGAGTAACAGGTATTAAAGATGACTTTCTGGTCCCGGTAAGTAGTGGGCATGATAGTGGTGGTATAGTCTGCGGTTTAAAAGAACTGAATATAACTGACTTTATGACGTACTCTTTTACTGCTAACGAGGAACCAGATATAATTGAAAAAAGAGTACATCATATAAGTAAGAAAATTCTTAAAGAAGGTATTACACCTCAAGAAAATATCGATATTAACAACTTTAAACGTGACTTTGTCGAGCCGTTTTTCTATGGCCCGACTCCCAATAACAAAACACACGAGGGCTTTGAGGATAAAGGCGGTACAGGTCTCTTACATCTACTTAAAGAATGTAGAGAAAAACACGGGGTTAAAGTACAGTTGTCTGGTCAAGGTGCAGACGAGGTTATGAGTAACATACAAACATATGGATTTAATACACCTAATCCATATATATGGCCTGATAATTTATTAGACGTCTTTCCGTGGGGTAATTTTTATTATGGTGCTAATTGGAGTTATTTAAACAAAGAAGAATGCATTGCCGGCAGCGTAGGAATAGAAACTAGGTACCCCTTTTTAGATAAACACGTAGTTCAAAGTTTTATTAATCTAACAGTGGACCTAAAAAATAAAAACTATAAAGCTCCTCTTCATTCAATGCTTACGAAATGTAATTTTCCGTTCGTTGAAGCGAAAAGAGGGTTTGATTTAAAAATATCATGAGAATAATAATTAAATATGATCCGTATAATAGGCTAGGTAATAGAATGTTTCAATATGCTTTTGGAGTTATATTAGCAAAAAAATATAATTGTGAGCTATGTTGCAATGAAGGGTTACCTAACTTTGGTATTGCTCCAAAGCTTCCGGAAGAAAAGTTTCGAGTTGGACTTCCAGAGGGTGTATTTAGAATTTCAAAGAATGCAATTATGTCTAGAGATATGGGCGAGCAATATTTTGACTTTAGTGCCGTAGAAGACTTTGACGGTGATATTGTTATTGATTCTTGGGTTCAAAAATCTGAATATTATATAGATCACCAAGACTTTTTAAGAGAGATTTTTGGCATTAAAAAGCTTGAACCAATTAATGAAGATTCCCTAGTACTACATATTAGAGGTACAGATTATAATACCCTAGGCTTTTTTCTAGGTTATGAATTTTACAAAAACCTAATACAGGATTCAGGATTTACAAAAATAAAAATTGTAACTGATGATCCTGCTANCGAAACAGTTAGCAGGTTAGTAGAGGACGGTTGTGAATTAGTAACATCCGGTGTCTCAAAATTTAGTGTTAGTGGAGATAGAAGCGCGCTTGATGACTTTAAAACACTTCTATATAGTGAAAATATAGCGACATCACAATCTTCTTTTTCTTGGTGGCCGGCATTTTTAGGCTATCATAAAAAAATCATTTTTCCATACACCACAACAAGTGATAAAGCAATGTGGCCGGAAAAACCACTTCCGGATGATCAAGATTTATTTTTTGACTTTAACAATACTAGCGTTAAATATATTTCATAAAAGCCATGGAAACAAACGTTATTTTATTTAGTCTATATGATTTTCCAAAATATTTAAAAGACTGTATTACACAAATTAAACATCATTCTCCTGAAACTACTATTCACTTAATATCAGATAAGGATGTTAAAGGAGCCGAAGGTGTTAATGTATATCATATAAATCAATTTTTAACGACACCGTTACTACAACAAGAAGATGTTAAATATTTTCAAAATAATCCTGTAAAGGAACATAAGGAACTATTCTTTTCGAGTGCAGTTAGGTTCCTATACATCGAGGAATTAGCAAGAAAGCTTAATTTAAAAAATATATTTACGTTTGATAACGACGTATTAATTTATGATAACTTACAAGACGTTGTTAAGTGTATTCCTGATGATAAAAACATCGCGATCACACAAGCCTTAGAGGATGAGCTTATTTGCGCCATGACGTATTTTAGATCCCCGGACGACCTAGTAGAAATCGCCGGCGACTTTAAGTCAATATTTAGATATACAGAAGAAGAGCTAAATGGTTTATTAGATTTAAAAGGTAAGCATCCTAATGAAATGGGCATAATATATCTTATCTTCCAGAAGCGCCCTATTAAGTATTATGTCTTCCCTTCAATTCCTGATTCAGACACCGGTCTTATTTTTGATCCTATTTCCTATGGTCAATATATATCCGGACTATCATCACAAGCAGGAGGAACAGGAGAGCCTTTTATTGATAAAAAACATTTTATTGGTAAACAATTAAAACGTAACGAACTATCTTGTTGGTTTGACTTTGATCTTAAAGTTCCTTTCGCAAAAAACAAACACGGGGAATTTAAACTAAGTAATCTCCACGTACATGGAAAAAATTTAGATAAATTTATATCATATTAGAGTATGTCTAAAAAATGTATAGTAAGTTTCGGTAAGGGACATAATTTTAAAAAAGGATTAGAACGTCTTGAAAAAAATGTAAAGAATATTCTCGGTATACCTTTTTTTGCGTTTACTGAATACCCGGAAGGGTGTCCTACACATGAAGAGTCGCCATTCGCCTTTAAATTTTACTGCATCGAAGAATGTCGAAAGAACGGATATGATATAATCTTTTGGGCCGACTCATCAGTAATTATTAAAAATAATTTAGAGGATATATTTGATGCATTAGAAAAGCAGGGATATTTTTTTATAAGAAATCATCACTCTGTAGGTGATTATTGTCACGACCGGGCTTTAGATACTCTTAATATAACTAGAGAGCAATCATTTAATACACCCTGTCTGCAAGGAACACAATTTGGCCTTAATCTTAATTTTAAAAGAAGTAAAGACTTCCTAGATGAAGTTATAGAGCTAGCTAATGACGGTATAACATTTCCGGGGCCGTATACAAATGAAAATAATATTGCTTCTGTAGACAGCAGAGTTCATGGCCATCGACATGATCAGGTGGCTATGTCAGTTGTAGCGTTAAACCTAAAAATGAACAACTGGTGGCCTTACGAAGAACATAAATGGTTCATACATGATAGAGAGTATGTTAAAGATTGCGCTAGTACTGTAACAGATATTCCTATGTCATACTTTAACATAAAGACATTTTGCCAAGATCATTTAAAATATAGATGGGACGAAGATGAAATAATAACCGGGGATAATATAAAGCAGTTAGGTGATTATGTATTTGATGTAGATAACTTTATAACCGGTGATCACGGAAGACCTAAATTACAAACTACAAAAACCGAACTTGCACTCAAATGCATAAATGAAATTAATGAGCAACATCCGCGTGTAATATATGTATACGGTCATGACATTGATATATTCTTAGAGTATGTTGAGAAGATTAATTTTAAGTTTGATCTTATTACTCATAATTCAGATATAGGGATAGATAAAAAACATTTTCCATATAGTAAAAAAATTAAAAATTGGTATGGTCAAAATAATCATATAGGCAATAATGCAGTAACGTTACCTATTGGAATTGCTAGAAAAAAATATGATCACGGAAACACAAAGTTACTAAGCAAGTTATCTGAAAATTCCTTTAAAGATATTTTGGTTTATAAAAATTTCTCTATTGATACAAATGCAGAAGACAGATTAAAAGTAGATGAAATTACTACAAAAAATGGTATTAAAATGTCCCCGTGTACATTACAAGAAGATTACCTAAATTATATTTCACGATCTGTCTTTTGTATCTCTCCACCTGGAAACGGTATTGATTGTCATAGAATATGGGAATGTCTTTATCTTAAATGCATACCGATAGTTAAATATCACCACGCCTTTGAACAATTTAAAGATCTACCAATCCTTTTTATCGAGGACTGGAATGATGTTACTACTAAATTTTTAAAAACCAAATTATCACTTATAACCAAGTTAGACGAAAAGCACGACATGCTTAAAATTAATTACTTTAAAAGTGTTATTAAAAAATAACAATGGTATATAATATTGATAGAGTTAGAAAAGAGTTTAAGGGCGGTTATACTTACCTTAATAGAAATATGATAATGGACAAGCATCCAGATTATATATATAATAATTTATTAGAAACGTGTTCAGGAGACGGTCTCTTTCAATACCCAGATATGTCAACATCATACAAAGCTTTAAGCGATTATCTTAACGTAGATGAAGATTGTTTATTAATAACAAGAGGTGTTGAAGGTGCAATAAAACAAGTATTTGAAACTTTAAACTTACAAAATTGTAATGTAGGGTTATTAACCCCTACCTTTGCAATGTATAATGTCTATGCAAAAGTGTATGGTGCTCGTGTTATTAATGTAAAAGGTGAATCTCCTAATTATAACATTAATATACAAGATATTATAAAAATACTCCCTGATATCAAAGTGTTGTTTTTAGATAATCCAAAAATGCACTTACCAAATTGCTTCACACATGAAGAATTGCATACCATACTTGAACATAGTCGGATACATAACGTAATAGTATTTTTAGATGAAATATATGCAGGGTGGGAATATAAAAGCTTTTTACCTAACCTCGAAAAATATAATAATTTAATTATATCTTCAAGTTTTTCAAAAATTGGATTTCCAGGAATAAAGACAGGTTGGCTAGCAACAAATAATAAGCTTAAAACAAAGCTTGAAACAACAAGATTATCATATGAGTTGGATTATTTTTCTTGTAAAGCTTTGGAATTTTTAATCCTTCATCAAAAATATTTTAAATGTTTAAAAGAAAATATTATTGATAAAAAACAACAGTGGTTAAAAGAATTATCTTGTAATAAAATATTCACTGCTTATGATTCAAAGGGCTTTAACTTGAGACTTTATTCAGACGATAGCAAAAAAATAAAGCAAGCTTATAATAATTTATACGCTAAAAAAATTATAACGAGTATAGTTGATAATAATAATTTAGTTTTTAGTGTAACACAAAACGATAAAGTAAGAGATATCATCTTACAAGAAATAAATTTATGAAAGCCGGTAAAATATGGGGTCAAACTGAATTAATTCACAGTAACGGTGTTTTGGAATTTCATCGTATTGAATATAAAGCCAAGGTACAGTGCTCGAAGCATAAGCATCAATTTAAATGGAATGGGTTTTTTGTTGAAAGTGGTCAAATGGTTGTTCGGGTGTGGCATGACGACTATGAACTAGTTGATGAGACAATTTTAAACGCTGGTGATTTTATGCAAGTTAAACCCGGATTATATCATCAATTTGAAGGTATAAAAGATGGTGTAGCCTTTGAGTTATATTGGGCCGAGTTTGATCATAATGATATAAACCGGGAATCAAATGGACGGCGAGTGTGAACATAGTGGGTTTTTCTATAAACCATCAGGTGTAGCTGACGAAGAAACTCGTAAGTGGTTACCTAGAGACTTTTCTTCTAAACAAATTACACACAGTGTTAAGAGAAATATAGATAGAAAGAGAACTTCAATTGATCACGTACAGATAGTACGCGACATACCGTTGTTTAGCTGGGTGGAGTTAAATCTTAACGAACTTTGTAATCGTACATGTCCATTCTGTCCAAGAAGCGGCGATTATCCTAATCAAAACCTTCATATGGATCCGGGGTTAGCTGCAGCTATAGCATTTCAATTAGATGAGTTAGATTTTTCTGGTATAATAAATATTAGTGGTACAGGTGAGCCCCTTTTAACAAGAAATCTCCTCGAAATTATAAAATGCTTTTGTGATAGACAAATTAATATTGAAATTGTAACAAATGGAGATAAATTAGAACCCGGGCTTATAAAAGATTTATACTCTATTGGCCTTTCACAGTTTGTAGTGAGTATGTACGACGGACCAGAACAAATAGATTACTTTAATAACCTATTTACAGAATGTCAAATTGTTAAGTCTAAGTATACGCTACGTGATCGGTGGTATAGTGAAGATGAAGATTTTGGTTTAATTTATACTAACCGAACCGGTGCACAAAAGGAACTTAAAAAGGCTACAACAAGACCGTGCTACTATCCACATTATGCCATGTATATAGACTGGAACGGTGACGTTCTATTATGTTGTCAAGATATGTATAATAGAACAGTAAAATTCGGAAATGTAGCAGAAAAACCTATCTTTGATATCTGGCGTGATAAACGTTTAAAAGATTTTAGAGATAAACTTAAAGATGGTAAGCGATGCCTATCTCCTTGTTCTAATTGTGACGCTAACGGAATGTTATTTGGAAAAAATCACGCAGACAAATGGTAATATAAAATGTTTAAACACCCAAATCATCCATCGGAAATTGAAGACATACATAAAGGCAGACGTGCAATAGTGTGTGGTAGTGCCCCTTCGTTAAACAATATAGATTTTAGTCGTGTATCAGATGATAACGTCATCTTTGCGTGTAACCAATCGGTTACAGTTATGTCTAAGTGTGATTATTTTTGTATGACTGATTTTGCAGTACCAAAGAATAGTTTTTTTGAATATGGTGTTAACATAACATCTAAAGTTGCTACATGGGGAAATTTTTATGACCATGAACATATTAAAAATTTGCATATGCAATTAAAAGATAAAATATATTTCTTTGAGAGAGATCATTCCAACCTATATGATCTTACTAAAAGAGATAAATTTATTCAAGGAATAGATTCTGTGCAATGTGCCGTGCATCTAGCTTATATTACTGGTTGCAGTGAAATAATTTTAGCTGGTGTCGACTTACAACATACTGATGGTGAGATATATTGCGATTCAAAAGTATATCAAGAAGATGTAGATTGGAGAGGGCATGTTTCAGAAATGGATACTTTAGATCTATCATTTGATAATTGGAAAGACATAGTGTCTAATAATGATGCCACGTTCTTTACTGCTAATAAAGAAAGTCGATTGACTGAATTAATGCCAACTCTACCTATTGAGTCGCTATATTGTTAAGTTGAATGAAAACTTTATCACATTAAATATCACACACCGACATCAATGAAAAAATATTTTGTAACATTTGTAAATTATAGTAGCGACTATAACAGTGAAGAGGACATGGAGAGATATCAGCTCTTTAAAAAACATAATTCTAAACGAAATAAAGATTATTGTTTAAAGCATAATTTTGAGTATATAGAGGCTGATGAAGAGGTATTTAAAATACCACATTTATTCTCTATACCTTCTATGCCTGAATTTGAAGTAAAAAATAACAACCATTTTGCTAGATGGCAGTTGTTTAAAAATTTTATCGATAATGGCGATCTTAAAGAGGGAGATGTTATTAGGCATCATGATGCAGATGTGTTTATTTGCGATATGGAAAAAGAGTTACCATATGATAAAAATTTTACTTATGCAATTGACTCCGGTAATACACATTGCTTTGGAGCATTTAATTTAAAAGTAAGTGATTTCGCTAACAAACTTATTGATACAATGCTATCAAAAGAAAGATTTGACTTATTAACAACAAAGAAATTTTATAAAGAAAATGACGGCGGGGAAGTATTCTATTATTGGGGGGATCAGCAAGCGTATTATATTGCAGCTGGTATAAAATGTCATAGCTGGTTGCCCTTTTATCTAATGCCTAATTATGGATTCCATTCTTATGTTACCCCATATGTTGTTTTTGGTTTAGATGAACTCGTAGATAATGTAGATATACTCCCGGTAACCTGGAACACTACCCATTTGCTTGGTGAGTCAGGTGGCGACTGGAATATTCAAAACGGATTAAGAGATGGGTATGATATTTGTCATTCTACTAGAGATAAAACTATCTTAAGGCACTTTGCTGGCGGGCAAAAGTGGCGATTTGAGGAATATTTAAATTATTCCGCATAGTTGAACCTCAACATATTTATAATATAATATTAAATATGATAGTTACACAAAGCGTATATGACGGTAAGTTAATTCATGAAAGATTTGCTTATAAGTTTTTTCGAAAAGAAGTGTCGCCATGCGGTAATATTGTTGCGTTTAGATCCCCAATGTATGTATCTGACGCTCTAATTGATTTAGAGGATTCATTAAGTAATGATTTTATTCACAGTCAGGATGCAATAAATTTCTGTTGGGAGATCCCAAACTTATGTCCGTTTGGAGCTGTTTCCTTTCAACGGCTGTTAAATACAGCTATAGCTAATATTTTATCTAATATTATTCAAAAACCGATTGTAATAGATGGCGACGATCTCCTTGTACAAGATGAGTTTGTAGGCGCTGATGATAAAGTGAGACAATCTGGTAAGGTAAGTGTTTCTATTACCTACTCAAAAGATAATATCGCTGTTGGCCATACCGGTATTAATATTGTCGCCGGTGAGAAAGCCCCGGCTTTCGCTTACTCCTCAGGATTAACAAAAAAAGCGACTAAAGAATTTATGGAAGCAGTAATAGATTATTTCAATAATGAAGTTAGAGATCAATTTACTGCGACTACAAAAGTAATTGTATGAGTACACTAGTAACCGGAGGAACTGGATTAGTTGGGAGTCATTTTAATAAAGATTTTATTAAAGTATCTTCCAAGGATTACGATCTTATATCCAATAGTCAAACAACAGATCTTTTTGAAAAGGTAAAACCAGACCGAGTTATTCACACAGCAGCTAGGGTCGGTGGTTTAGGCTCGAATATGACCTACAAGGCTGATTATTTTTATGAAAATATCAGTATTAACACTAACGTTATTGAACAGAGTCGTAAAAATAATGTTAAGAGGTTAGCTTGCTTTTTAACCACATGTATTTTTCCTAGTGTAGTAAAATATCCTATAAGGCCAGAGTACCTTCACGATGGGCCTCCACATGAATCAAATTTTGGATATGCATACGCCAAAAGAATGTCTGAAGTTCAAATAAGAACTATCAACGAGCAGTACGGTAAAGAGTATTTTTGTGTCATTCCAACAAACATTTACGGACCCGGTGATAATTTTTCTTTACAACATGGACATGTAATTCCTATGCTTGTACATAAAATGTATTTGTCAAAAAAGCATAATACAGATTTTGAAGTATGGGGAACTGGTAAGCCCTTGAGGGAGTTTATTTTTGCTAAAGATGTAGCTGTATTAACTGAAAGGTTGCTTGATGAATATAAAGGAACAGCTCCGGTAATACTATCAACAAGTGAAGAAATCTCTATTAAGGAAGTTGTTGATATTTTAGTAGATGTGTTTAAATTCGAAGGTAAGGTTGTTTGGAATACAGACAAGCCTGATGGTCAGTATAAAAAGCCAACAGATAATTCTAAAGTAANAGAGTTATTTACTGATTTTAAATTTACAGGTTTAAGAGAAGGTCTAGAAGAAACAGTTGAATGGTTTAATAAGAACTATGAAGACGCACGGACATAGAGCATTAATTACGGGTATTAACGGGCAGGATGGCTCATACTTAGCGGAATTTTTATTAGATAAAGGGTATGAAGTATTTGGTACCATTAAACGTAATTCAGTTTCAGAAAATCAGACTGCTAGGTTAGATAACGTATATAAAGAGATAAGGAACAATTTGTTTTATGCAGATTTATGTGATCTATCTTCGCTAATATCCGCAATTCATAAAAGCAGACCAACTGAAGTATATAATCTAGCTGCTCAATCCCATGTTAGGATTAGCTTCGATCAACCAATATATACTACATTAAGCACAGGAGTTGGTACTTTAAATTTATTGGAAGCGATCCGGATAATTGATCCTACAATAAAAATGTATCAAGCATCTTCTTCAGAGATGTTCGGTAATAGTGTAGACAGCGACGGGTATCAACGAGAAACNACACCTATGAACCCGGTATCTCCATATGGTTGCTCTAAAGTTTTTTCNTATAACATATGTAAGAATTATCGTAAGTCATATAACCTATTTGCCGCAAACGGNATCCTNTTTAATCATGAGTCTCCTAGAAGGGGAAGCAACTTTGTAACNTCAAAGGTTGTAAAAACAGCTGTTCAAATTAAAAGAGGAATTAAGGATGAATTAGCGTTAGGAAATTTAGACGCGACGAGAGATTGGGGCCATGCTAGGGATTATGTTAAGGCAATGTGGATGATTTTACAACACGACAAGCCGGATGATTTCGTATGCGCTACAGGTATATCACATTCAGTAAGAGATCTAGTTGATTACACATTTTCCAGGCTTAAAATAAATAAAGATTGTGTAAAAACAGATCAAAAATTTTTACGACCAGAAGAATTATGCAATCTTAAAGGCGATAGTTCGAAAATAAAAAATACTTTAGGGTGGACGCCAGAGTGTACCTTCGAGCAAATGATTGATGAGATGATTGAATATTGGGACAAAAAACTATGAACTTCTTTCAACTACAAAATAAACTATTTTATTCAAAAAAAGATAAAGCGGGGGAATTAGACACGGAAGGTGAGGATGCATTTGTTCCATTTCTGTTTAATAGATGGCTTTCTTTTTACAATAATGATATGTCTGTTTTTACAAACGAAACAGTTAATAAATTTAGCGTTATTTTTGATGATAAGCAACAATCTTATCGACTTTATTACCATCTTATACCACGGCTTAAATGGAAAAAAATAACGTACATTAAGAAAAAAAAGAAACAGGAAGAAGAAATAGATTTATCTGCTTTTGCAAAAAATAAAAATATTTCCGTTAGAGAACTCAAACACTATATAAAAGAATATGAATAGAGCACTAGTAACAGGGGGAGCCGGGTTTATCGGGTCTAATTTAGTCGATCAACTTCTATCTGATGGATACGAAGTGGCAGTAATTGATAATGAAAGTTCACAAGTAAACGCACAATTTTACTGGAACGAAAAAGCACAAAATCACTTAATAAACATTACAGATCAAAGAGAGTGTAGTAAGGTATTTGCGGATTTTAAACCTGATTATGTTTTTCATTTAGCAGCTCATTCACGAATTCCAATTGCTATTAAGAACCCTATCGAATCCTGTGACGTTAATGTTGTAGGCACATGTAATATGTTGCAACAAAGTAGGGAGTATGGTGTTAAAAGATTTATGTTTTCTTCAACATCTTCTGTATACGGTCTTAGTAACAAGTGCCCCTTAAAAGAAGATATGCCAAGAGACTGTCTTAATCCATATTCTGTTTCGAAAGCTGCTGCAGAAGACTTATGTAAGATGTATTTTAATCTCTTCGATGTAGAAACTGTTATTTTTAGATACTTTAATGTTTACGGGGAGCGACAGCCTTTAAAGGGTCAATACGCACCTCTTATTGGTATTTTTCAGAAACAAAAAGAACAAGGAGTGCCTCTGACTATCGTGGGTGACGGTAAACAGGCAAGAGACTTTACATATGTTGGAGATGTAGTTAATGCTAATATATTAGCAGCCACCAGCGACAATCCGGATATTTTAGGTGAAGTATTTAATGTTGGTTGTGGTAAAAATTACAGCGTGTTAGATGTTGCAGATATTATTGGCGGCGAGACAGAGTACATTCCTAACCGACCAGGTGAGGCACGTGAGACGTTAGCTGATTTAACAAAAAGTAATAAGCTTCTTAATTATAAGCCTAGTGTTGATCTAGAAGGTTGGATTAAATCATAGAGCTTGTTAAATAGAGTCATGGCAATGGCATCTATAGATAATTTAGCTCCAACAAGAAGTTTAATCGACTTAACAAAATCCGATAAAGGGGACTTTGGACTGCAAGACTATGATTTAACTTTCCTTTTTGATGATATTTTATTAATTGAGTATGTTGATCTAGCAGAAGATTTTAATAACGGTACTGATGCGATTGAAAGAAACGGAATATTAATTCCCACTAATCAAATAACAATGGCCTGGCGTAAAGGTAGGGTTATTCTAGCTGGACCTAAAGCAAAGTACGCTAAAGAAGGCGACATTGTTCTCTTCCCAAATAACATGGGTGTTACAATCACAGGCGCCACAGTACTAGGTAAAGGGACAGTAGAGAAGGGCATCTTTTTAAACGAAGAAAGAATGTTTGGAATCTGTAAAGAGAAAGATGATAATACAAAAAGCAGCTCTTGATTCTCTCTTGTTGGATAATGTTTGTGAAATAAGATTCGCTCGTAGAATAATTAAAACTGGACAAGCTACTACGAGAAGAATGCTTTGTACAAAATCATTATCCTTACTAAACTCTATTAATGGTAGAATTTCGCTTAACTATTTTCCGCCTAAAGGCCCTCCTAAGGCATATTTAGGTCCGGATCACTTAGCCGTTGCATGGGACATATTAATGCAAGATTATAGAAATATTAATATGAATCAATGCGATTTAATACAAGAGATCCCCGCTAATGATGATTTTTGGGTATATTTTAATGAAAATATATATCCAATGTCAGCAAAACAAAAATTTAATTTTATGAATTCATGAACCTAAGCTTAGAGAAAGTAACAGATTTTTTAAAACCATTCTTGTTACAAGAAATAGTAATAAGAACAGATAAAAAAGTTCTAAAGCGAGGAAAGCTTAAAATTTTTCAAATAAAACAATATTATATAAATTTAACTTTAGAGTTTAACGACTCTATAAAGTCATACGAAATACCCTACCCGTTTAAAATGCATCATGAAGAAGGTAAGGGTGTATTAAACTACCAACTAAGTTCATTTATTCCAAGGCCACAAATGACTATGGTTAAGTTTCTAGATAGTTCCTTAAAATCTAAACTGTACGATAATCTCGTCTATATATTGCCATCTGAAGAATCCACAATATAATAAAGTGTGTTAGGTGGTTTATTAAAAGTTTTTCCAGAAGGGTATACTCCCAACTCCGCGCAAGTAAAGCTACTAAAAAATATCGATCAAGCTTTCGACGACGGTTACAAATTTGTAGTATGCAATGCGCCTACCGGGTCGGGCAAAAGCTTTATATCAAAAACTCTCGCGAACGCCTCAACAGAATCGTCTTCCAATTTTAAGGATCTAATAACATCCTACACAGCATTTAAAATAGACCAAACAGGTTCATATATACACGAAGAAGAGTGCGAAGAAGAAGATCCACCCGGCGCGTTTGCACTTACTATAACAAAAGCTCTACAAGATCAATATAGAGATCTATTTAAAGATACAACTATACTTAAAGGTAAGAGTAACTACATTAGTACAATTGATTCAAATATTGATGTTGAGTTAGAATCATTGATTATGCCTAAGAATATATTAGAGGATCATAGAAGAAGGCATAAGTGCACCTATCATAACGACCGTAGAGATGCTCTAATAAACAAATTTGCAGCGTTAAATTATAACATGTTCTTTTCGTTGCCTAATCATATAAAAAAGAGACAGTTCTTAATTTGTGATGAAGCCGCTGAANTAGAAGATCAATTAGTTAAAGAATTTTCTTGCGACATTAATTTTGAAATGTTAAAAAGAATGGATATATTAGTAAGGCCATTCTATTCTAAAAACAGTGCTAATGTTATAAAGTGGATTAACAATTTATTATTAGATCTGAGCGATAAGATAGATCAACTCCGCGATATTATTAGTAGTGGTAATACTAATAATAAAAAATTTCTAATTGAAACAAGACGACAAATAGTGGGTATACGGAACCTCCACTCAAAGCTTTCATTAATTATTGATACGTGGAATGATAGCGAATATCTTTTTGAAACTAGTAAAGAGGGTATTACATTTATGCCGTTGAAAGTAAACAAGCTTTCTAACCACTTATTTAAATATGCTGATAAGGTAGTATTAATGTCAGCTACAATTATTGACCCTTCAAATTTTTGTAAGAGCTTAGGTATAGATAAATTTAAGTATGTGGAAGCTGAGTCATCTTTTGATGCAAAAAACGCTCCAATATACTGCACAACAAAAGTTAAATTAAACTATCATAATTTAAAGCGAAGCTTACCTAAGATAGTAAAACAAATAAAGCAAATTTGTGAATTTCATAAAAATGATAAAGGTATTATACACACACATAATAATACTATAACGTCGTTTTTATCAAATCAATTAACTGATGAGAGATTTCTAGCTAGAGAGCCGGGTGTTAATAACGAAATGATAATAGAGCAGCATTTAGCCAACCCCGCGCCAACAGTGCTAGTGTCTCCCTCTTTGTCTCGTGGTGTAGATTTAAAAGATAATTTGGCTAGATTTCAAATTATTGTTAAAGCGCCTTATTTACCAACAAAAGATAAGAGGATTGAAAGATTAATGAAAGATGACTTTAACTGGTATTCGAATAAAATGCTATGTTCGGTGATTCAGTCATGTGGCCGGGGTGTTAGATCTAAAAAAGACTATTGTACAACCTATATACTAGATGGAGCTGTTGTAGAAAGTGTTGTAAATAATAAGCATAAGTTACCGAAATATTTCATCGACAGGTTTCTGTAATAAATATATAAGTACGCATGAAGAACCGAGCATTTCATTTTGAAATAAAAGATCTTCTAACGCAGTTTATCGCCGCGTTTGATAATACTGTTATTAGTAGATACAATAAAAATAGAAATCCTGAATCAAATATTGAGGTCCGATATGTCTTTGCTCCTAAGCAAAGAGTAATGTATGATATATTAAATAAAGCTCAAAACTTAACTCTCCCGGTCGTGGCAGTTAATTTAGCTTCAGTGACACGTGATAATGATAGAGTGTTTAATAAATTAGCTCCGTCATACGTACCAGTTCAAAAAATAGATAACCCAAAAGCTTCTTCGAAGTTTTTAATGCCCGTTCCAGTTAACCTGGAAGTCAATATGACAATTCTTGCAAGATATATGCAAGATGTTGATCAGATCGTTTCAAACTTTGTACCGTATAACAACCCGTATATTATCCTAACCTGGCAGGTACCGGATGATTTTGGAGCTCAATACCCACAAGAAATAAGAAGTGAAGTTTTGTGGAATGGTGAACTAACTTATGATACGCCTACAGATACTACATATAATGATAAATTTAGAGTAACAGTTGATACATCATTTACTATTAAAGGATGGTTGTTTCCTGAGCAGAAAGATACATCAGGTAATATTTTCAAGATAGATAATAATTTTATAGCCGTTGATCTAGCTAACAAAATTTACTCACCACTTGATCCTACATTACCCGTTCAAGATAATACGTATCAAGAATTAGGCTACGCACGATTATCTAGTTATCACACGGGCGTTTCAGCACAACAGTCGACAGTAAACACAAACTACACAGAGACAATTACTGTATCAGGTATACCTGAATTTACTAATATTTTTTACGCGACAACCGGTACATATCAAGCAATTAATGATTTTCCTCTAGGAACATTAACACAAATCACCAGCGGTGACGCTAATAACTTTATTTTATACGGAAAAAGATTTGACGCAGATAATAAGTTTTATTTAAGTTCATATGTTACTAGTTTCTATACCAACTACACAGCGATAACTTCAGCTAAAAACTCAACAATTAGTGGTTACGAGCTTGGTAATAATTTTTATAAAGTTGTTAACGATAATGTAGTTAACTTCTTCTTCCCCGCATCTTCGCTCAGTGCTGCCAAAGCTGGTGAATTTACAATTGTAACTGGAAACGAGGCTGGCTGGGCAACTTCCTATCAAGCCAGTAGCTCTATCCTTAAATTAGTATAAATATATATAATGCCTGGATCCGGATCAACAACAAGTTCAAGTCAAAACCGCTCCTATGTAACGAATGACGGTCGTGCAGCCACTTTTGGAAGAAATTTAATGCAATACATCCAGAATAGGCTACCCTATTCGACAGACGCACGCGAAGAAAACGACGCATTAAATCCTAAGTACAAGTTCTTTCAAAAAGCTGGTATGAGAAGGGCAGAAGCCTTAGCTAAAGCTTCCGTATCTTCTTCTAACCCATACAACAACATTCCTATAGGTGATTTCGCTAAAGACTCATCTTTCGGTGACGTTATGTATGCAAACATATCCGATGATAAAGTTGGTAGGTTAAGAGATTATAGGATAATGGCTGCTTATTCAGAGATATCTGATGCGTTAGACGAGATCTGTGACGAGACCATTAATCCGGATGAAACAGGGTGGATCACTAATCTACAATTAAAAGAGGTTGATCTAACCTTAGATGAAAAAGGTGAATTAGAAACCCAATTTCATAGATATGTAGAATATTATGACCTTAAAAACAAAGGATGGCAATACTTTAGGCAATTATTGGTTGAAGGAGAAGTATTTTTTGAGCAAATAATTCACGAAGGGTTTGTTAAGGACGGTGTATTAGGTGTTATTAACTTGCCTTCAGAGATTATTGACCCGGTATATAATAATATACAAAATATGCTTGTTAAAGG